CAACAAATCATAGACAAAAACTTGGCACCACTAGAAAAAGTCCCAGAAGAAAAAATAAATATTGAAGCAGAAAATTTAGCAAAACAATTAATAGATATTGGATTAAAAGGCGTTAAAACCAGTTTACCTCCAGACTGTGGAGTAACACAAGACATGATCCCCAAACATTGTTATTATAAACCAGAAACAGAAAAACGCGGTGGTAAGTTCATTATAGAAAGACATCCAGTTCTTATTGCAAAAGGAACAAGACAATGGGCAACAACAGAAAGTAAAAGTAAAACGATTAAAGAAAAATTTGATTTATTAATCGAAAAATACAATGAATTGGAAAATAATATTTAGATAATAAAAAACTTTTTTATTATTTATATTATATATATATAAATGAAAAGATTAGATAATTATGTTAATATGTTAAAGGGGGGTGTTATAACTGACTTTAAAATTGGACAAAATGTAACAGTAAATGGTAAATCTAGTTATATTATTGGATTTATAAGTAACAAGACAGGTACACAATATAATAATGCAGCATTATTAAAAGAAGATAAAAAAACATTTGATGGTATATATGCTCAAAATTTTATTAACGAAGGTGATGGAACTCAATTAACTCAAGCTGAAATAGACGCTGGACGAGAAACACTAAAAAATTCATTGCAAAAGAACCCATCGAACGTTAAATTTTTACAACAACCGGGTGAATTAAATACACCAGGAAACGACGAAGTAGCAGAGACACCAGAAGCAAAAGCAGCAAGAGTAGAAGCAGCAAGAGTAGAAGCAGCAAGAGTAGAAGCAGCAAGAGTAGAAGCAGCAAGAGTAGAAGCAGCAAGAGTAGAAGCAGCAAGAGTAGAAGCAGCAAGAGTAGAAGAAGCACAACGTAGAGCAGCACCAGCAGCAGCACCAACACCAGCAGCACCACCAGCAGCAGCACCACCAGGATCATATATATCAAATGTACCACAAAATCGAGAAATCGACAAAGATTTGGTTGTATTATCCGTAAAATTAAACCCAGCACCAGCAGCACCAGTACCATCAGGATCACCCGTAGTAGCAGCCCCGTCATTCTACGACAGTGGACCTTCCGAACCAACATATTTCAGAGTAACTGTTTACAAGACAATTAATGGAAAAGATACATATGTCAACTCTCGACCTGCCTATCCATCAGACACCGTTAAGAAGATATTAGATGCATTCAAAGTATCTGGTAAAATCTGTGTTGTTTCATCAGGTAAACAATTTGTTAAGTCATTAAATGGTGAAAAAGATTTATATACAACACTCGGACAATTACACTTAAAGTATGAATCCGTAGAATTGTATGTTTTATAAATAATATTTTAAATTAGTTTAAATAATAATTTAAAGATATATTTAGATTGTATAATATGTCCGATACCGTTGATTACTTAGATGAAGACCCGACAATATCTACTCAAAAATACTGTGTAGTCAGTGTTTTAACTCCTAAAAATTTCAAAGATTTTGATAGTAAGAGTACCATGTCTACATTCAAAGTTAGAGGTTCTTATGAAACAATTGAAGAAGCACAATCAAGAATTAAATTTTTAAATTCTCTTGATCCAAATGTTAATATCTATTTAGCAGAAGTTGGTAAATGGTGCCCATTTGATGATGACCCTGAAAAAGCCAAGGATGCAGTTTATCAAAATGAGGAATTAAATAGATTGATGAAAGGTTACAAGGAGAATCAAGAAAAGGCAAAAGAACATTTTGAACAAAGAAAGGCAGAAATGGTTTCCAATGCATTAAAAGATACAAAGGAAAAGAAGGAAAAATTAAAGGCAGAAGAATCAAAGAAAAAGGAAGAAGCATTACGTATGGAAGATGCAATCAAAGAAAAAGAAAAAGAAGTTACAGAAAAAGAAGAAAAGGTTGTTGAGAGTAAGAAGGTTGTAGAAAAGAAGAAGGAAGAAATCCAAACAAAGGAAGAAAAAGTAAGAAAATTAAATGACGACTTAGCTGCTGCACAAAAGAAGTTTGAAATGTTAAAGAAAGCAACAAAGGAAAAAGTTAATGGATCAAGTTAATGGATAAAAATAATTTAAAATATAAATATATATTTTAAAATATGGACGTTGGAACAATTTCTAATATACTTTTAGTTATTGCAATTGTATTTATTGCAATTGGAGTAACACGTGCTGAACAATTATCAAAACCTCAAAAAGAAACAATTAGATACATACCAAGAACATTAGAAGAAGAACAGAAAGAACCTGTTAAAGCTGAAAAATTATTTAAAACAATGTTTGAACAACAAACTCCATGGATTGGATCATTTAATAATTCTAATATTGTTGATAGACGTAAATTAGATAAGGATAGAGGGTTATTAAAACCATAGAATTTATCTTGTTACTTTAACAACAACGTTTGATTTTCTTCGCATCATATAATCATTAATATCAAATATATTCATCTTCTTACTATGTAATGGATCATAATTATTACTATGAAATTCTGTAAAACGATTATTACCAAAAGGAAATTTCTCTACATTACCTGCCTTAAAATAAAATATTCTTTCTTTTAAATCAATTGATCTTGAACTATTGTCGATAACCATACAGCCATAATTTTGTGTCATCTGTAAAAACACACTTTCAAATAATTCGAAGGTGGGAAACATACCTGCATAATGTTCGTATAATTTCTTGCGATTCATTCTTATGTCTTCTGCTAATAAAAATATAAAGTTAAATTGAGATCTATATTCAGGTAAAATACCTAAAGAATATTGCATACTCAATATATATGTTATATGTCTGTGTCTTCCTTCGTTCATGATAGATAAGAAATTAGAATCTTCTGCCCATTGCTTTTTAGCACTCATACAATCATCCATTATGAAAAGAACACGTGTATCTAATTTTTTCTTACCATCTTTAATTCTTTTGTTATTTTTTTCTATTATTAAATCTTGACGTTTTAATAATTTTTCCATAATTTCTGGTTTATATTCATGATGAATAAAAGTAGTTGGAAATACACTATCATAAAATTTATTTAATCTATCTGTTGGTGCTATAATTACTCCTGCAGGAATATCATTCATCTTTTTCATAATCTCTCTAATAACCCATGATTTACCACTGTTTGATTTAGCAATAATACAAATACGAGGATTTAAAAATGAATTATCATCCTTATGAATTAAATGATCCAAATTAAATCTTTCAATTGGTAATATTTGACCATTTACATTTAATGATGCCATTTTATAATATATATATTATAAAAAAAAATCTAGATTAAAATTGATCATACTAATTGAAATTAAAATTGACCCATATCAGTGAAAATTTCTTGTGTTGATACACTCATTTTCATAAATTTATTATCAATGTAATACACAATCATAAAAATTAATAAGAATACAAATAACGATGTTCTAATTGATACTGATTTTTTATCATCATATATGCTTTCAATATATTGAAATAATGTTACTAATGTAAAACCGATAAATCCAACTAATAGTGGATTATCAAAATCTAATTTATTAAAAATTTGTTCCATATAATATATATAATATTTTTTTTACTAAATTAATTTAATAATTTCTAAAATTAAAAATATTTTTATTACTCTTTGAATCATTTGAATCCTCAGAAATTGTATTTAATGCTCCTCCCTTTTTTGCCATATTACTAAACTCTTCTTCTATATGTCCATCTTGTTTATGATATGGTTGACTTGTTTCACTATTGTTACGATGAGGAGGAACCATTTGATTTGTTGCTGCAGTATTTTGTTCAGCTGGTATGATTATTGTTGGTACTCTAGTAGCACTTGCACCATGTTGATTACCTCCATTTTGATTTGTTCTTTCAGTTAATGGTATTGGTTTCACTGATGGTGATGAAAGAGATGCTCTCTTTTGTTGTTCATAAATTTCTTTTAATGACATTGGAGGAGGTGATTGAATAACATTTCCACCAATTTGTTGTGGAGCTTGTTCATTTTTAACTAAATTATATTGATTATTATTACTTTCTGTATTAATTAATGGTTTAATATGTTTATTATCATTTGTTTCAGTTACAATTCCTAAATATTTTTTAAGAATCATTTTTAATGGTAACATTTTTCTAATTGCTTCTTCAATTGCTTCTTTTATTAGTTTATGTGCTTTTAATTGATTTCTTTTATATTCTAATGCTGGTACATTATGGAAAAATAAAAATGGATAATTATAAAATGTCTTTGCTACTTCAATGTAAACATTATGAATAAATTTATTGTAATTTAAATCTATATTAAATTCATTTAATAATTTTTGTTTTTCATGAACATCTGTATTTGTTAATAATATTATATTTGATTGAATAACTGCTTTAATTAAATCATCTAATATTTCCGAATTTGGTATAACAGTCTTTATTCTTGATGCTTCAGCAACTATCATTGGTTCAGTCCATGTTGGAATCTTTGCTAAAAAACCTTGAAATAATTTTAATTCTTCACCTTCTTTACCTATTTTCTTAACTTCTAAATAAATAGAATTAATTCCTTCGTAAATTGCTGGTGTTAACATATTAACAAGTTGAATTGTATATTCTTTTTTTATCTCAGTTAGATAACTTGAATTGGCCATAATATAATATATAATATTATATTATTTCATTATTAACAAAATTATACTTTTTTTAGAATTGTTTACTAGAGTTTCCTCCTCTAGTTCCAAGTAATTCATATTGATTGCTTGAGTAGCATCTGCATCCAGGTTGTGCTACACCATCTCCCATACATGTTACATTAGATGTTCTGTATTTTCTTCCTACACCAACATCTGACCATTTAACAGGATCATTTGACTTGAAGTTAGTCATTATTCCTTCCTTCCAATAATGACCGCAGCATTTTTGTGAGCATTGTGATTTACTTAATGGTGTCTTTAAATCATATGAATCCTTGACGGAATATAATTTATTAACATCTCTAACATTAGTATATTTTTCTATTTTTTTTGCTGATCCGACTTTCTTTGCAGTTGATACAACTTTTCCAGCGACTGGTTTAGGTGATGATACGACAGTTGATGCAACACTTGACGCGGGGCTTGATACAACTGATTCATCATCGGAATAAGATGCTGGAGGATCTAAATATGGAACACCTGCAGCTTTTAAGTCAACAGCTGGTCTATTCTTTCTATTTAATTCATCGGCTTCAGTTGATTCTGGAGAAGATGAAGGTACTGATTGAGAATAAGATTCAGATATTTCATATTTTTCCTTAACTGGTCTTTGAGATTGAACAAATAAATAATATACTACTGCTACAACGGCAATTAAAATTATTATTTCAAAAGATCCTCCTCCTAATTGATTTTTTACTAATCTATATGACATATTTATAATATTTATAAATATATTATTTTTAATCCAATACTAATTAATTTTTTTGTTCTATAGGTTTTAATTCAATAACTAACTTATCTATAACGTAATTACCTGATTTATCTAATTTTCTTGGTATATATTCAACATAAATTTGATCATCTAAATATTTTTTTAAAATTTTGTTAAATTCATTTATATATTTAAAATCAACCATTACATTTGTATAAAATTTATCTGTTTTTAAATAATCAACACCATATTTATCAATTGCATCTCTTTGTATATCAAATACTTCACTTGATATTTTCATCGCTTCATTCTCATTAATATTAATTTTATCATCACCAGTTTTTGAATGAATTATATACATTCCTTCAGGAGTAATAACCATTGAACCTTGAGTATCTCCTGCATTATAATGTTGGATAAAATGTAATATATCACTTGTTGAAGGAAATTCATATAATATTCCTTGTTGTGCTCTTGCTCCAGGATAAGGTGTTGGAGGATGTGTATGAAACATAAATTCATAATCAAGTGCATCAATCATATTCTGTGGTAATAAAATTTCTGGATCATCTTTATCTTGTCTATTTGTTTGTGCACTAATAAGAACTTTTTCTAAATTATGTTTATTAAAATCTAATAAACCTGAATGTTCTGAATATCTTAAGTTTTTTGATCTATCCATATAAATTTTATCTTTACCATAAGTTAATAAACTATCTAATATTAATATCTGATTACGATCAATTACAAATTTACGTTTATTATTTTCTCTTTCAAAGTTTGCTTTAATATTTATTCTATTATTCTTTTTTAATTTTTGTATTTTTTCTACTTTTTTCATTATTTCTCTAGATGGTTCATAATTATGTTCAATTACATGATGTAATAATGAATTATCAAATAATATATCATCATGTTTATATAGTATTTTAGAACTATTATGAGAACAAGAAGGACATTGGTAATTACCAACTTCTTTTGATTTTGAATTAAAATATAAATTCATCATACCATGAATATCTTCTTTAGGAATATGAGAATATTTATATATTAGAGGTATATCTATGTATTTCTTCATATATATAATGTATATAAAAAATTGAATTTTATATTTATTATATTAAAAGAATAAAATGAATACTATTAATGAATCACCACAAATATCAACACAATCAAATATAATGTCATCCGAACCGATTGTAAAACGAAAAACTAGAAATTTACAGGCATTAGAAACTTCGAGTTCTGCATTTGTTAAGGAACAACCAAAAGAATCTTCTCATTTTTATGAAAAAAGAGAAACTGATAGATTAAATCATGATTTACGTAATCCTTACAAAGATGTTGAAAAAGAAGTTGAAAAAGAAGTTGAACCGATAGATTTAACAAATTTAGAATTATTTCCAACATTAGGGAATAATTCAGAACATGCAACAAAACATATATCTATTTGGAATATTACAAATCATAATATTCTTGCTCCATCTACACAAAAAACTATTTTAAAAAAAAATGATGAAAAAAAAGTAGAAATAAAAAATACAAAAAAAACAAAAAAATATGATTCAGATGAAGAAAGTTTAAGTGATGATTCATTTGTAGAAGAAGAATATGATGAAAATGAAGAAGAAAATATTGATATTGAACATATAAATAATTTAATGAAAAAGCGAGATTTTTTAGAAATGGTATTAGAAATATCAAAAGATAGATTAACAAAATCAAATCTCCCACAAATGCAATTCTATAATAATATTAAAAGTGAATATTATAAATTAGATGATGAAATTCAATATCTTAAAAAAATTGATGATGATATTGACGCATATTACGGAACTTCTAATAACTCATTATTAGAAGAACATGTACAAAAAAAGAAATCGTTGGAAGATTTAGAAAAGCTTGAACAACAAACAAAAGAATTTTTGTCTATGTTGGAAGACGTTGATTTATAAATGAATAGATGTCTATATTTCTTTGTATGTTTTATCAATATTATTTATTGATGTAATGTTTTTGATATTAATATTATATGTTGCTAATATTTTATTTAATTTATCTGTTTTTTTATTTTTAATTTGATTTTTATATAACTTATGCATATACAAAATATCATTATTATTGAAATTTATTAAATGATTTCTTATGTTCATAAAATTCTTTCTATTTATGTTTTTTATTGATACACTATTCAAATCATAACTAAAATTTAAATTATAAAATTTTGTATTTGTATTTGCAATCATATCAAATGATGGTTTAACACATGAAAAAAATCCATGAGTATCTTGTAAATACCAATTTTGATCAGAATAAATATTTGTTTCAATTACATCACCATTGGATAATGAATTTATTACATTTGAAATCATTTCTATTTTTTGATCTTTCTTTAAATTCTTATTTTCAATTGAAAGAGGATAATTCTCAAATAACATTAATGGTAATAAAACTTTTTCTTTATCATACATCTTAAGTGATGTTTGAATACTTTTATAATTATCCATCAAATTTTTATTTGATATTAATAATCCACAATCAATATCTTTACGTTGAGTATATGTTCTATATAATTTAAATTTAATATCATCAATATTATTTCCATATGTTAAATATAAATCTTGCAAGATTAAAATACATTTACGAATATCTTTTTGAGAATATTCTATTATTTTTGTAACAACATCAGGAACTATTTGAAGATTTTCACCTTTACAAATCTTTCCAATAATAGTTTTAAAAGATGTTTCACCAGGTAATTCAAATTTTATTTCTGGACAATGCTTCTTCTGTATTAATTTATTTATAAATTTAGAATGAGTTAAATTTGATATTAATATAATAGGAAATTTCTTGTTAATCTCATTCAATAAAAATAAGTTTATAATATTTTTCTTTTCATTTGTTAAATTTATACGATTTGTATCATCTATTATAACTCCAATCTTCTTTTTAGGATTATTAATAATTGTTTCATATATATCATCCTTCTTTTCATCACTTGAAGCATAATATATATAATCATAACCTGCTTCTTTTAATAATAATTTAGATAGAATTGTTTTACCTACACCAATACTTCCTATTAAAATATATGATGGAAATGAATTAGGAAAATCATGTAACCATTTTTTAATTTTATTTACAGCAATTGAATTACCTATAAATTCATTACTATTTTTTGGTTCATATTTTTTAACCCAATTTGATGACTCTAGTGACATTAGTTATAATATATGTGTTTATTTATATTAAAAATTGATTTTATAAGTTTATATATTCAATTTTAATAAATTATAAATATTATAAAATGGTTACGATAACATGTTATTATAATGATGGTGATTGTTATAAAATAGATATAACAGGTATAAAAAATCTTAAAGATTTAAAAAATAAAATTTATACACACAAATTTAAATCAAATATATCTAATTTAGATGATATTGTGCTTATAACATTTGCAGAAGTTATAAAAGATGTAGATGAATTAGTATTTACAGAAAATCAAGTAGTTTTGGTAAAAATTACTATAGATATTGAATTTAATAAATTTATAAAAGATGTTAGATTTATAAAGTTAATTGGAGATGATAAAAAGAGAAAAATATTATATAAGATATTAGAAAATCCTGATCTATTAGAGTCATTAGAAACATATAAATATCAAAAAGAATTGGATCAAATTAAATCAATGAATTTTGTTGTTGCAGATGATAAGATTAAGAAATTATTGGATACATACTCTGGTAATATTGAAAATGTAATAAATACAATAATATAGTTTTTAACTTTACTTTATATAAAAATATTTAGTTCAATATTAATTCTTGTAAAAAATTATATTTTAATATAATATATAATATGGATAAAGCAACCCGTAATTTTGATAGCGCACCCTCAGGTAATGTTCAAAAAGAAGTTGAACGCTTAATCAGCGAGGGAAAGACAACCCTCACATTACAAGACTACGAACGTCTCAGACGCAAGTACCCCGATGACAACACATTATACGACAAAGTCATGGAAGCACTCACAGAACGCGCCAGAGATGTACGCAGAACAGCCCGCAAGTTCTACAACTTAATCATGAAGAATGTATTAGCAGGAAACACAAGTGGACAAACATTATACTCAATCTTACACACAGCCAAACGCTATGCCAAGGAAAATGGATTAACTGATTCCGAATTCGAAGAATTCAGAAGATTAGTTGAAATGAAACTCGAATCAGGTGTAGACCAACAAGAAAAAGAAGAAAAGGGATTATTCCCCCAAGTTAATGTAACATCATTCTCTAAATTATTAGGAACCGTTGCAGTTGAATCCAACAACGGAATCCAATTAAAGGATGCTGAATATGGAATCTTACAAGAAGTATTAAAAGTATACTCCATGACCCGCACCCTCCACGCATCAGTTATCATCCAATCAATGCTCCACACAGCATGCTCATCTGTTGCATTAAACGGAAAATACGATTCCAACAAGCACAACCCTGGTATCTACGTAAACCCTTTACTCTTTGCTCTCTTCGTTCCTAAATTCAACTCAATCGATGAACGCATGTTATTAGCAAACTTAGGAGCAGTTGTCAAGGCCAAATACCAAAAGGAATCAATCGCCACATTACCTGACTACAAACTCTTCTATGCATTAGTAACTGACAGAAACGACGTAGTTTGCGACAGCGAATCACCCATCAAGGATTTACGCAACCGTGTCATGCTCCAACAACACTTATGGAACTCAGTTATCGCTCTCCGTGCAGGTAAATACTTCGATGTAACTGCCGCTGAATTCGTTAACTCAATTGATGCATGCAAATTCTCAATCTACACCCCCGAAATCGAAAACATGGGAGATGAAACAGTCATCCTCAAGAGATTATTCGCTGCATTCTCATTCAACCCCATCACAGTTGTATCTGCACCATCATACACTGGAATGAACTACACTCAATTCAACAGCGTTGGATTCACACAAGAAGTATACAATGTTCCCTTCTTACAAATCAATGTACCCCCTATGTCATCAGGAGTACCCATTGATGTAACAGACACACTCAACCAATCAGTATATGAATTCGTTAACAACCAATTCGTAACACGTGTACGCAGAGTATACCAAGCCGATGAAATCATCGCAGTAGCATTATCCCGTAAATTCAGATCACCCCAAATCCGCACTGCAACTGCACCAATGTTCATCCAACTCCCATTAACAGTCAATGGATATGACTCAATCAACCAAGCAGTTGTAAATTGCCCCGAATCAATGGCTGTCGGAGAAAATGCAGACATGTACTACTTAAGATCCGCTGTCTTCGCTGAATTATACACACCAGTTGTAAACAGCGCTGACAAGACATACATCACAACTAAGGAAATCGTCATCGGAACATCTGCACTCGTTGTCTGCGCCGAAGGATACCGTGCATACAGACCCGTTGCAATCCACACACCATACATCACAGGATTAAATGCTGGTATGGCTGTTAACCCCGCAAGTGCATCACCAATCTTCCCCTTAGTACCTGGTTCAGGAGATGCACAAAATGACCCTGCAGTATTATTAAGCAAGACTGGATTAGTTGTCTTCTACCAAAGAGGTTAGATTAAATTTACTTTTAAATAATTATTTAATAATTATTTAATAATAATTGATTTTTATCTTGGAAATGTACTAGGAAGAGATTCTTTACGGATTTTAACTACATTCATTGGTAATTCAGGTGGACTTAATGGTGTATTTGAATCGATTAAATAATTTTGGTATGCTTCAATTTCATTTATTAACCAAGGAGTTACAAAATTTACTGTTCTATCATTCAAGTCTTTTACCTGACCTTTAAGATCGTATGGTAAGTGTTTGGCATAATCATGAAATACACCATTCATTAAGTTTATAATGTCATCGTCCTTCTGTCTTGAAATAATATACTTTCTTGTTTTCTTGGCAACATTTCTTATAATTGCATTCTGTATGATCTCAATATTTTCTCTTGAAAAATATGCTTCTCTTACTAATTCAGCATCATTTGTATCATTACAATCATCTTCACGACATTGTTTAATATCATTGTATCTTTCAAAATATTTTTTAGGATGAACATTTGTATATAAGAATGGTGCTTTTTCTAATTTATGAACCATATCTAAATTATTCTTATTTTCATCATAATCTTTATATAAATCATAATAATTAAAATTTTTTTTACTTATTAATCTATTTTGTTTTTCAATCTTTGCATTTTGTTTTCCTAAATCAATGCTAGAAGATTTAGGTGCTGGTTCTAATACTATATTTTGTTTACTCATATATTATAATATAATATAATTTTATTTGTAAAATTATATTAATTTATTAAAAATCAATTTCATATGTCTCAATTAATTCATCATCTGATAATTTACAATTGGGTTTATATGATTGTTTGATATTTTCATTTATAAAAAATACAGATGCTAAATCAACAGTTTTAATTTCAGCGATCATTGGTTTTTTATTTCTATCTTTAATATGTACAATCTCTACAGATGAAGATCCACCGATCATTGGTCTTGGTGCTCCTGCGGGTGCTACTGGTACTGCTGCGGGTGATGCGGCAACTGCTGCTGGTAATACAGTTGCTCCAACAGGTGCGGTTGAAGGTATTGGTGTACTTAATAATGATCCTGTTTTATTTCCTTTAAAAATTGCAATATAATAATTTACTCCATCAATAGAATACGCAACTAATTGTCCTTTAGTAAATTCTTTATTATCAGTTATAATATTTTTCTTTTCACTATCATTTAATAATGTACCAACTCTATTATGTAAATAGTGGGCATGATTTATAATAAAATTATCAATATTATCAACTGATCCTCCTCCAATACTAGTAATTTGATTTCTAATTTCTTCATCAATACCAACTCCTCCGGTATTTGTATCAGTTCTTTCATCAAATTTTCCACGATTAAATATTTCATTTTTAAAATTATATTTATTTCTTTCATCAATTATATATTTATCTTCATCTGAAGTATCAAAAAATGGTTTCATCATAATTTTATATTTAAAGTCTTTATCATTATATGTAACTCCTGGTGGAGGATTTCCATTTGCATCTGCTCCATTAAATTGTGTTACAACTTTTTGAATATCAGATTGATCAAGATTTAAATCTTTAAATTGAGTATCAATTACTAATATTGAACCATAATTTGGAATATAAAAATTAATTCCATCTACAATATATTTCCAAAAACCAATGTTATTATTATCATAATTAGTATCTTTAATAAATACATTATTTTCCAAACTAAAATTCCATATACAAATGCCTTTTTTATATAAAATATAACATGCATTATGTAATTGAAAGATTATTGATTTCCAAACTTCGGGATCATGATAACCAGTTGAAATCATTCTTAATACAGATACATTCATTCCATTTTGTTCATACTTTCTTTGATTCCATACTTTAATATTTTGTGTTGGAGCTTCTGTTAATGCAATTAAACATGTATCAGAAACATCCATAAATTTACCCTCAGTTTTAAGTTTATCATTAATAAATTCATCCCATGTCATTATACCATTTGAATTTTGTCTTTGATATGCTGTTATTGGTCCCATATTTAATGCAGGACCAAATTGTTGTGTTGGTCCCATATCAATTTGTGTTAAACCATTGTTTGCAAATTTATATCTGATATGTGCGTATTTTTCGATTAATCTTTGTTTTATTTTTTCCTTAAATGATCCAACATTTAAAATTTTATTAGTTACAAATTTATTATAATTTTTATAATAATCATCCATTCTTCTATCAGCTGAAGAATCTTTTGCTTTTCTATATTTGGCAAAATCTAATAATGTTCTTGGATGAATAAAATATGATATTAATGATACAAAATTTGGTGATATATTTTTCTTAATTATTTCTTCACGAATATATTCATAATATGCAATTTCTCTCCAAACTTCTAAATATTTTCTAAATTCATCTCCAATATTTGTTAATAATGCTTCTCCTTCAAGTAATTGATATATTCTAACATTTACTCCAATATTATCATTTGCACATTGTATTTGAGTATTTTGATCAACTTTAATTGGGTAACATGATTTATATACAAGTAATCTATCTGGTAATCCAGTATATGGATTGTTAGTTACTTTATTATAATTGTATGGATTTAATCCAATAATTTTTAAATGACTTAGTAATGTATTAATTTCGGCCTTTTTTCTTGAGTCAAAACCAATTTCTTCCCCATCTCCTTGTTTTATTAAAACTGTTCTTAAATAATTTATAACTAATAAACGTTCAGACAAACTATTAAATGTATTTTTTGCTACTGCAATTTTTGTAGGTAACATATCTTCATATATTTCTCCCAATCTTGTAACATCTGCACCTCCAAAGGTTATATTATATTTTTGAACAATTGGGGGAACCGCAGGATGCCATAACATAGGATTACCTGATACATTTGGAGTATATGGATTCATCATAGGAACATAATATGTTGGATTAAATGTTTGCTGAACTTTTTGTTGTGGTCCAAGTGGAAGAATTTGAGGTATTGTAACTTGTAAATTCATTCCATTAAGTCCTTGAGGTTGTGGGATATATGCTTGTGTTGTACCATTTAATGCACTTTGTGTATCTCTTGGCTGTAATTTTGAATCAGGCTTTAAACCTTCGATTTTTGTTTTATTATCCTCATAATATTGTTTTGATTTCGTTACAGCTTCATCTCTTGGTTGATATGGATTTGAAATTGGTTCTATATATTTAGGAATTACATGTAATCCCCCTCTTTGTTTTTTTGACTTGTATTTTAAAGACGCTTTTTTTAGGTCATTAGAGTTTTTTGAGTCATTTACTGAGTCAAAAAAAAAATCTTTATTTCCACCCATCATTGGCATATTCATTGGCATATTCATTTGCATTGGCATATTCATTGGCATATTTCCTGGCATATTCATTGGCATATTTCCTGGCATATTCATTGGCATATTCATTTGCATTGGCATGTTCATTGGCATGTTCATTGGCATATTTCCAGGCATGTTCATTGGCATATTCATCATAGGAGGTCCATTCATTGGTGATTCAGTCATCATTTGTTGATTCATCATTGGTTGGTTCATCATTGGTTGGTTCATCATTGGTTGATTCATTGGCATATTACCAGCCATTCCTCCCATTCCAGACATTCTACTCATGGAAGGATCTACCATTGGTAAATTTGGCATAGTATTTAAATCAGCATGGGATGCTCCTAATGCTCCAAATAATTTATTTGTTTTAACAGATGCAACTGATTGATTCATTGAATTATCACTTCCTAAGAAATCATGCATTCTAGATCTTCTTTGAACAGATGCACGTTTCATTTCAGGGGCTTGTTCTGCAGGTTTAGGTGCTTCGTCTTCATCTACAGATACATCAGATGACATATCTTCTAATGATAACTTCTTCTTTTCTTTTTTAGATTTTGCAGTTTCATCAAATTCTTCATCTTCATCAACTTCGGCTAATTCTTCTTCTGTGTCTTCATCTGCATCGACTGTATCTCTTTTTTGTTTTCTCATTTTTTTAGAACCTTTCTTAGATCCTCTTTTTTTTGCACCTCCCTTCATTTTCTTTGATCCTTTCTTTGAACTCTTTTTAGATTTCTTTGAACCTCTTCTTGTTCTTTCTACAGATACTTCTGAATCCATTTCAGATAAACTAAATCTTTTCATTTTATCTTCAAAAGACGCTTCTGACATACCAGACTTAGATTTCATTGAATTAAATTTAGAACTACTAAATAATAATTCTTTCGGACTTTCAAGATTATTCATTATATCTTTAATAAATATTTTTATTTCATTAGATAATTTATTAACTTTGTTTAATGATTCTAAAAATGTTTTAATATCATAGGTATTATCATTTGTTTTTAATGAATCTATAATACTTTCATTATCTATTTCATTCAAAATATTTGCTTCATAAAAATTTGTTATCTTTATTTCTAATCCAATATTTGGCACAATAAATATATTTCCATCTAATTTATATTCATATGTAGAAGAATTCTTTTCTTTGAAATAACAATATATGTTTTTTAAATCTAAATTATTATGTCTAAAATTTGGATATCTTTCTTGTATAATAGCTAATGTGTGTAATATTTGAAATATTAATATATATATATCATCATCAGTTATATTATATGAAATATCATTAAATATATTTTGTAATGTATCCATTTTAAAATAATGTTCTCTTAATTCAACAGAAATAATTTGATCCTTTTTTATAAGTGATTTTGTTATGTTTTCATCATCAGAAATTTTTGTTATAAAATATTTTATTTTATCAGATGATACATCAAAATTAAATATATTCATCAATATGTGTTTTGTTTTCTTATTTATAACTAATCCACTCAATAAATAAGTTATCATTTTATTTGTATTGGACAAACTTGGTGAAAGAATAATATCAACTGGATGATCAATATCATTTATTTTATAAACAAATTTATTCAAAATATTATATTGATAACTAATATTTCTATTAAAAATACCATTTATTAAACTAGTTAATTCGTTACCATTATATTCTTTTTTTATATTAGACATCTTTAAAGCATCTTTAACTGTAACATCTTCTATTTGAACCTTTCTATCCATCTTTTTATTATATAAGACATCAAATAATAATGTACTTAAATAATTTATATCATTGTACTTTTCAATATCAATATTATTCATAATATAAATATAAAATAAAAAATTTATTGTTCATATACTTTTAATACTCGAGCAGATGGTTCTGTAATATTACCTGACCAATTTGGTAACCAGAAATGTTCGAGTATTTTTTCCCTATTTTTATAATGTGACTCAAAAATCTTTCTGTAATAATATGACTCCTTCGAAACTGGTTTTAAATGTTTATATGTATTATGTAGATATTCATCATTAGAAATAATCTCTTCAACACGATCTTGAATTATCTCAAACCATGATTTTGTATTTTTAGAAATTCCATCAGACATCGCCTCCTTCTTACGCCATAAAATTTCTTTACATAAAAGATTAGGGTCAACAACTTCAAATGCCTTTCTTATTAAATATTTTTCCATTCCATCTTTTGGCATTTTTAATTCCGATGATATATTCATATAATATTCAAAAAATTCAATATCTAAGAATGGAACCCTTGCTTCTAATCCATGATTTGATATTGCACGATCAACTCTTAAACAATCATATAAATGAATTTCTTTAACTAGTTTTTCAGTTTCTTTTTGAGCGTCAATTGAATTTGGAGCACTTTTAAAATATTGATATCCCATTTCTATCTCATCCGCTCCATCTCCATTTAATATAACTTTTACATCCGTATTTTCAGAAATCTTTTTTCCAAGTAAATATTGCCATGTTGATGCACGAATAGTTGTAATATCGTATGTTTCAATTGTTTCAATCACTTCAGGTATTGTTTTTAATGCCTCTTCAAAAGAAATATTATATACATGATGAACAACATTTGAATTGATATTCTTCTTTATGTGTTCAAATACAATACGAGAATTTATAACATCAGGAGCATCTGAATTTCCAATACTAAAATAATCAATCTTTTTACTAGAATTCATCTTCTTCATATGACGAGCAAGTAAACACGCAACTAATGAACTATCTAATCCACCAGATAATAAACATCCAATTGGTCTATCTGATTGAATACGCTTTTTAACAGCATTTGATAATTTTTCAACAATTTTATGATATATTATATTTAAATCAGATTCAATTGGCTTATATACATAATTATAATATGGTTCATACGTCTTAATAAGAGTTTTTTCATATTCAACATTATTTTGAACCTTATTATAATATGATATTTTAAAAATATGTCCCGGCTTAAATCTCTCAACACGTGAACAACATCCTAATCCTTTCATTTCTGAACTAAATAATATATCTTGTTCATCAGAATCATTATCCATATATCCAATAAAAAGTGGTCTAACTGATATCTGATCAGTCGCAGCAAATACATCAATCTTATGATAATAAAGATTTCTATGATATATTACAAATGCATATTCTCCATTTAATAAACTAACTATTTTATTGACATCCTTATACTTTTTGTAAAGTTCAAGAATTACCTCACAATCTGAATTAGATTCTGGATGTAAATCATGCTCTTTAATGAGTTCTCTGTAATTATATATTTCACCATTACATACTACAACAATCTCATCATATGCATCTGAAAACATAAATGGTTGATCTCCTTTCGAAGATTGATCTAAAATCGCTAAACGATGAAAACCAACAATAGCTTTAATTGTATTGTTTAATGTTAAATTCTTAAAAACAGAATTATCCGGTCCTCTCCTCTGAATTTTATTAAAATTATATCTCAAATTATAATATTTATTCTCAACTATCCGGATCTTGGATCGTTTTAAATAAAACCATATTCCACACATTATATTATATATAAAATGATTTATTTATATATAAACTAACAAATTAACTCCCGTATTAAATTAAATATCAAAGCCTCTAACTGTATCATCAAACGTTTTCCAATTATATTTCTATAATCATATTTCCTAAATATACGACTAATTAATACTTCTTTATTTTTTATATTCTTATTTAATTCAAAAAATAATTCATTTATAATCTCATTCTCATCTATATTTGTAATATATACTTCATATATTAAATTACGGATTGTCATTAACTCTAAATGTTCTACATCTTTTTTATTAATAATTTTCATGATAATTTCAACCACCTGTTTTAGGTTGTTCTTCCAATATATTAATTCAAGATTTAGACCTAAATATTTGGTCTCCAGTAACCACAAGGCCAATTTTGGATTTCTTTCGCATTTTTTAATAATTTCATTATACTCTACCTGTTTTAGCAGTTTATTTTCTTTGGCAGAAATATTTAAAAGTAGTCTATAAATATCCGAATCTGTCGGTTTTGAAAGTCTAATTGAAAGACATCTTCCTTTTAAAGGATCAATAACTTTTGACATATTATAACCACACAATATGAATTTACAATTATGAATATACTTTTCCATAGAACATCTTAGAGATGTTTGAGCATAATATGATAATTTATCTATATTGTTTATGATAACAACTTTAAATTTATTCTTATTTTTAACCATGTCTAATGTAAATTGAGAACAATATGTTTTAACAATATCTTGAACTAGATATCTATCAAATGCTGAATTTGTAGGATTAATTATTAAATGGAATTTAGATTGATCTAAATGTATTGTCTCTTTCTTATTACCAAATAACAAAATAGAATATTCTTCCTTTTTGATATCAAATACTTCATCACCAAACATATCTTTTAATATTAGATTTATAAGGGTTTTCTTTCCTGATCCATTAGGACCATGAATAAATATATTAGGAAAATTATTATATTCACCACAAACAACATCTCTTATTTTAATTGTTTTAACATCTTTAATTTGATTCAATAATGTATTATAATCTTTTTTTTCAAATAACTTATCATATATATCATTATGATATAGGATATCACATAGATTTGTAATCCTGTATTTATCTATTAGGAACATTTATATTTAAATTATTTATATGTATGTAGTATATTAATCAATTTTTATATTGAAATGTTCGGTTCTAATATCCACGGAGATTTTTTAACTCAACTTGAAAGAATACATAAATTAGGTGGTAATTTAATTCAATGCTTTATAAGTAATCCTGCAGGTAAGAAAACTCTTAAATTAACTGATGAAGACATACACACAATGAAAACTCAATTAAAAAAATATAATATGAGTATGATTATTCATTCACCATATGTTTTAAACTTTGCTAGAGAATTTAAATTAGAATCATGGTGGATTAAAACACTACAAAGAGAATTAGAATATGCCTCTAAAATTGAAGCTAAAGGAAGTGTAATACATTTTGGTAAATATTTACATCTTGATAAACATGTAGCAATTACAAATATGGTTAGTTCACTTAAATATATTATAGAACATATGCCAAAAGATGTTGTTATTTATTTAGAAACATCGTGTGGACAAGGTAGTGAATTAGGATATACTATTGAGGAATTCGCTGAAATATATAATCAATTTACTATAACTGAAAAATCTAATATTGTAGTATGTATTGATACTTGTCATATTTTTGTTGCTGGATATGACATCAGAAACACAGATGGAATAAAAAAATATTTAGACACTTTTGATAAACTAATTGGATTACAATATGTTAAACTTGTGCACTTAAATGACAGCAGTAAAATGTTAGAAAGTCATGTAGATCGTCATGGACATATTGGAGAAGGATATATCGGAGAAGGAGGATTAAAAGAATTTTATAAGTGGGCAAAACAGCATAACATAGATATTATTTTAGAAACTGGTGGAGAGAATGTTGAGATTCCTTTGTTGTTAAAGGTATAGATAAATTATTAATATGATATATTTAATATCATAAAATTAATTATTTAAAGTATATATGATATATTTATAAACTATAAAAGATATAATAATACACCATATTATATCATACATATATATTATATTTTTATATATTCCATAATTATTATCATAATATTATATTTTTTTATATATTTCTTCAAGTTATTTTATAAAAAATTAAAAAATAAAAATTTTTGTAAAAAAAAGTTTTTTGCCAAGAAAATGAAAAGTGAATTCTTGGCAAACTTTCCGGAGCTTTTTTTCGAGGCATACTCTCTCTCCTAAATTGATAACTTTATCTTTTTAACAAAAAATTGATAAATATATATATATTATTTAAATACTTTATGATATTATTATATATCTATTATTTATTATTTATTATTTATTTATATTATTATTAATTATATATTGATAAAAAATTTTAATAAATAATAATAATAATAATAATAATAATAGATATATAATAATATCATAAATAATACTTCTTATAAATAAAGTAAAAAATCTTAAATTGATAAATACTTTTTATTTAGCTTATCAAATTAATATATCATAAAATATAAATAATAATAATAATAATAAATAATATAATATAAATAATATCATAATATAAGTTTATTAAAAATATAAATTTATTAAAAAATATAAATTAAATATTAATAAAAATAATAAAAATATAATTAAAAACTATTAAAATATATAAATTATTAAAAATATATAATATGTTTATTATTTTGATAAATTATATATAACTTTAATATATAAATGAATTCTTTTGAATGTGTAAAATGTAAAGAAATATTTAAAACAAAGCAACAGTTACAGAGACATATAGATAAGAAAAATAAATGTGATGTAATAACAAAATTTAAATGTAATAATTGTTCAAAATATTTAGCTTCTAGTTATAATTTACAATATCATATAGATAATAATACATGTAAAGAATATGCAAAACCAGTTATAAAACCAATTGAACAAGTTCAAGAAAATAATGATATAAAAATTGCAATAAAATCAATATCGTTAAATAATTTAAGTATAAAAAATAAAATAATACTTTTAAGTAAATATAATATGAAATTAACAAATGATGAATTAAAAATTATTTTATCATCAAATACAGATATTGATGGAAGGGTATCATATATTTATTCAATGATTAATAATAATGAAATTGATAATAATTGTACAAATAATATAACAAATAATATCAAAATAAATAATTTTGGAAAAGAAGATATATCGTATTTAAATGATGAATATTTTAAAAATCTTATACTAAAGAACGATGTTAATAATATATATATGAAATTAGCCCAAGATATATATTTTGATAAAAATCATCCAGAAAACAAAACAATAAAGATAGATAATATTAATAATAAGTATGCACTTGTATTCAATAACGGAAAATGGGAAACTATTTTAAAATATGAATTAAGGGAAATATTACATGAAAAAAATCATCATTTATTAAGAATCCATACAAATCGATTAAAGGAATTATTAGATTCTGCTAAAAAAAGTTCTATAAATGTTTTTCTATCTAGACAATGTCATGTTGATCCTCATTTAGAATACATGATTGATAAGATAATCTTATTATTTTATAATGGTAAAGAATTATATGCTGTTTAAAAAATTGATTTCTCAATATATAAAAATATAATGAGTAATATTATACATGGAATATAAATATTTTGATCAATCTTCATTAATATCTGATAAATTGTTTGAATACAAACTTCTCTCATACGAAATTCAACACGACGAAAAAGATCCAGAAGATGAATATATAGTTGAGTTATTTTTTGAAAATATTTATAATAAAACAATATATAATCATGAAGTTGAAACATATTTTGATAATATTTGGCAATCAGTTTTTGATGCGTCAGGATTATATTTGGAAAGTATCGAAACAGTCGACGAAGAAGTAATTTTTGCATGGGGTCTCCTAAGAAAAAAAGATAATAATTTTTATACTTTTAAACCTGAATCTTTTTTATAAATTAGAATATGTTAGACAAATTATATAAACAAAAATATCTTATATTTTTGGATATTGAATTTCAAAATTTTATTGAAAAAGGAGTTCAAAAACCATATATTCTTGAATTAGGAATTATCATATTTGAAAAAGGTAAATTATATCCCATCTTAGTAGAGCATGTTAATTTTCCACTTTTTGTATCTGATAATATTAGATTACTTGGAACAGAGTACTGTAGTGCATCTCAAGCAACAGAAAATAAGATGTTAGAAATACAAAATAAATTTATTATTAAGCCAATTTTAGACGATGTAAAAAGTAAGAAAAAATTAATAACTTTTATCCCCCATCGGGAAGTAAAAGATTTATTACGCGAGGCAATCGAAAAGAATGATCAATCTATTTTAGATACAAATAAAGATTTAATTGAAAAACAAGCGCCAAAAGCAATGTTTAATATGTATTATAATCGTATTCCCAAAGAATATCAATTATTATTTAAAGTTTACATGAATTTATATGAAAATGATGTAGATGTTAAGAGAAGGGTTAAAGAAGATCCAAAAAAATATTTAGATAATTTAATTAAATATTTTAGTGATGGATTAGTTGTTCATAAAGAAACAACAGATTTACAAGCATTTGATAATGACACTAGATATTATAAAACAGATTTACGTATTATAAATAATTTTGATATTGCTGTTTTTAATAGAACACTTGTATCAAAAGTATTATCACCATCATTACATAATACATATGTATATTTATATGATGAAAAAATTAAAACAAATGATGAAATATTAAAATTTCATGATCATATTTTAGAATTAGTTAACAGAAGAATTGGAAAATATAAAGCACATAATCCATTGGTTGATGCTTTTATGACAATTTTTGTTTTTTTATTAATGTTGAAAATTTAATATATATATATATATTAAATGTCAGATAAACAAAAGTTTATTGAAAAATGTCAACAAAATTATGAAAATGGCCAAGTAATAACAACAATAGAAGGGAAAATTGTTATAGAAGAACATCCTACAAATTTTGGTCATATAGATTTAGTAAATAAGGGTGTATCTTTTCCTCCACTAGGACCAGATCAATGGTATGATTCAGATGATCCAAATAAGGTAATGCATTATGGTAGTAGTCGAGTAGATTATTATCCAAGTGATGCAGTTAAAGGAATTGATAAAAATGAAATAATTAACAAAAATATTGCAAATATTAAACCAATCGATGGATTCTTTAAGTTATATAGATATGGATTTAATAAATTAAATAAACCAAATGCAACAGACGAACCAACATTATCAATGTCATTATTTAAGCCAATAATTAATGATAATGGCAAATTAATATCATCCGGAGATTGGTTTAATAGATATTTTTATACACAATTAGCACAAATAATTGCATTTAATTATTATTTCCCAGAAGGTTCTTGTAGAGTTTATTTAGATTGGTATATGTTAGAAAGTTTTAAAAAAGATGATGCATCAACTTTTACAATTTCTCCATTAAATGAAAAAATTTCAGGATCAAATGATTATGAAACAATTATAAATGGAAAACCTAGTATTAATGAATGTTATAAAAGATATGATTTATATAATTCTAGAAACACCATAAATTTTTCAAATGCATGTGAAAAATTTTTATATTATTTTGTAATTTCTTCTAAGATTTATAATACAACAGATACAGATGATCAAATTAAAAAAAATAAAGAGGCTGATTTTTTTATATATAAATTTGATGGAGACTTTACTGAAACAATTGAAGGAAAAATATCTCATATAACTAATGGATATATCGGACAAGCAATGAGATATATTTGTTTAAGACAAGTAAATTATAAATATAATAATGAGTTAATTAAAAGAAATACACATTATATATGGAGAGATGGACATCAAAATCAACCTGGTGTAAATGATGCTGAAATTATAAGAAGTTTTAACACTTCTGTTATGAATTCAACTAATAAAATCTATAATTTAATACCATCGAATATTCATTATAAAGCACCATGGCATAATCATGTAAAATGTGCAAATATTGATACAATTTATGTTCGTAGAAGTGCAATTGCTGGAGTAGTTCAAATGATAAATAAAACTGATAATTCTGAATGGTTTTCAAATAATGTATATTATAATTCAATCGGAATGATTTTTTTATTAGATAACGATAATAAAGTAACACTTAAATACCATAGAGAAAAACAATTAAGAGGTAATAGTATTCTTAAAGGGTATGATTATGGAATTGAAGAATATGCATTTGATACTTTTTTTAAACTTGAATTTTTCAAAAAAAAAAATATATATTTTAATGATAGATTTTCAAATGATGTAATAAAAAATACGGATAATATATTATACAAAGCTTATATTATATTAATTAGATATTTAATAAAAAAAAAAAAAATTAGTAGTGAATCTAGACATGTTGATTGTATTAAAGAAATTGAGTCATTAAGAAATAATCCTCCAACTGATAAAGATGAAAAAAAATGGTTAGGATTTATATTAAGTATATTACCAACAAAATATTTTATACAAGGAACAATATTTAATAAATTTAATGAGACAATATTTAATGAAAAAATAAATATTGATATAATAAAGGAGGACATACCCGATATTAAAAATTTAACATGGGCATATTTGAATAGTATTGGAATTAATTGTAATACTCCAATTATTAATTCAGGAGTAGAATGGTGTACTGATTTATATTTAAAAGATGCTGAACACTGTCCACCAGAAGGTTTCTTTTCTGGATTTTATACTGATAAACCACAAGGATTAAAATATGGTATATTTAGAAATCCTGAAGAATTAAAACAATTAGTTGAATTAATTGATAGAAAACAAGAAATACCTTTATATAAAAATATATTAGAACATATTCCTGAAGAAAGAACAGTATATCGTGGTGGTTATTATCAAAAATATTTAAAATATAAAAATAAATATCTTCAATTAAAAAATCAAATTTAATCATATGTTATTTCTAAATTTCTTTTTTAATAAATTTATAATTTATTAATCATGAAAATATTCTCTGATTTTTGGATTTATATATAATATCATACTCATTACAACAAAAACAATTACATTAATCATCATTGCGGTTTGTTTATTATCATTAGATATATAATAAATGATTGATTCAAGTAGACTCCAAATTGCGAATAAATAAATTATTTCAAAATGGTAAAAAGTAAAGTGATTTTTCTTACTATCAGACATATGTTTATTATTATAATAATATATTATTATATTATTTATTGCGACTATATTGTTTTAAATTATTTATTTTTTTATTATTTAATTCTCCTGGAGTAACTTGATACATGACAATATGTGGTTTATCTTTGTTTTCATCATGGACACCATATATATTAGCTCTTTCTATGGTTGTTCTTTCTAAATTACGATTACTTGCACGACTTTTTAATCTTCTCTCTCTTAATAATTTTCGTTGATATAATATATATCCACCAATTGAACATATTATTAATGCAATAAATCCAACAACACTTCCAATAATTGGAATGTTTTTTTCATCTTGGGCTTTAAGTATTGCACCAATATCTATACTTGGTCTAGCTGTTTCTGTTGTACTTGGTGTTGGAGTAGTTGAACTTGTAAAACTAACTGAGGGAGTTTGAGATGGTGTTTGGGATGCACTTTGAGGAGTATTAGATATTGATGGTGTATTTGATGGAGTTATAGATATTGTTGGCGTATTTGATGGTGTATTTGATTGAGTAGTAAATGGAGTTCCAGTAGAAGTTGAGGTAATACTACTAGTTGGGGATGGAGATGGAGGAACTGATAATTTAAAAGCAACAGATGTTCCTGTATAGGGTGTTGATCCACTTACAAAATCTTGTACACTTATTTGTGCACTATATGTTGAAAATGTATTTGGTGTAAATGATCTTGGAAGATTATAAAAAAATGTGTTATTACCACTAGACATTGATGTAATTGAAGTTCCAACAGTTGTACCTCCTCCTCCACCACTACTTTTAATAGATAGAGTAACAGTTCCAAATTGAGATTGTCCTAAACCTCTCCATGAAATAGTTAAGTTTCTACCATCACACGGTATTGTACTTGCAGTATTTAATTGAGTTAAATTATCATATACATTTATATTCATTAATTTACTTTGTAATACAGTAATATTTTGAATTGTATTTACTATAATAATTGGACTTGTTGTAGATATAGTAATAGGCACATTTGTAGCTAAACCATTTGCTGAATCACTTAATCGTAATCCATAAAATCCATTTGTAATATTTACACCAGCTCCTGTTGTTAATGTTCTTAAAGATACCCCAGGGTATGTTATTTTTAGAAATTCTTTATTATCTATATTTGTTGATGTCCAATTAATACCTATGTTTTGACCTGTATAAAATGTATTACCTGTTTGATCCCATTCAATATAGTTTGGACTAGATACTGTCGCATTTATACTTGCGGTTGAACAATAATCTACCCACCCAAATCCATTTTGTAATGTTCCACATGTTCCAGATGTTTGATCAGCTAAACACCATTTAGATGTTGTATTTGACCAATCATTTTTTAAAGAACATCCAACATTAACTGTTGCACCAGCAGATGGTGCAGTTATAGCAGTTTTTGTTAATGCACATATGCATCCGGTATCAGTTATAATTGTTGAAGTTGTTAATGCCAACAAAGATATAAAATTTAAAAAAGTTAAAAAGTTCATTTATATACTTAACTATGTATATAAATAAATTTCTATATGAAATTTTTACATTTTTATTATATTTTTTTATTCATTATATATGCATCTAATAATTTTGTATCATCAGACATATTATTAATTGTTAAATCATAATTCATAAATCTAACCACAATTTTTATTTTATATAATATGATTTTACACACAATTTCCTTTTTATGTAAAATATTTATATTTTCATCTTCTCCAATTACAAATTTAAAATTATCATCAAATTTAGATAATATCTTATCTAAAATATTTTGAATTTTTTTATTAGACTTATTAATAATTTGTTCTTTTTCACTATACACTATCAATTTATTCTCTTGATCTACAATTTGATCCCATACATCATTAAAACGTTCTTTCATTTGATATTCAGCATCACGAATAATTCCGTAATAGTCATCCAATGATCTTTTTATATTAGATTCCATTTCTAAATATTTTATTTTAATTCGTGAAAAATCTTCTATTATCTTTTCTATCTTACGTAAATTCATTATAATTGTTTTATCTAAACTATTTATATCTGCATTTTTACGTATAAATTTATAAATATTTTCTAATAACATAATTCCTGTATATATTTTATGATTCTCTTCAAATATTTTTGAAACATATACAATATGATATGTTTTTCCATCTTTATCATATCTTTCATAAGAGAATGGTTTTTGATTTTGAATACCAGATTTAGTTGATATAAATAATCCATATCGAATATTACGATAAGATAAATCATATTTGAATTTATCAACTTCATCTTCAGGTACTGTATTATTGTAGTTTTTAACTTCTACAAGAGCTTTTAATCCTGTTGGTGATGTTAATTCTCCATCTGCATTATGAGCAATTCCACGTTTAATATCATAATTATAATCAGGTAATTGAATTTTAATAATATCTTCAATCATTGCTTCTGTGATATTTCCTTTTTTAGTAGATTGATTCAATCCATATAAACTTCTGGTTAAGTCATTTAATGGTTGGATTGTTTCATTTAAGGTATTAACAAGATCATCTTTAACAGTATAATATTCTAAATTATTCGAGACAGAATTAAAATAGGTATTATATCCGAGCCTAAAGATAGTTTGTAATATATTTTGAAAATTCTTTGTATTTTTAATATCTTTTAAATTAGGATATTCAGAAATATTTATAGTTATAGTCTCCATTATATTTTTATATAAAAATCTCTTTATATAAAATTCTTACAATACATAAAATTCGTAAAAAATATCTATATATAATATATATAAATGAGTCAATTATTTTTCCCTAGTAGTTATGGCAATAATAAATTTCCTACATGCCCTGCGTTAATGGAAGACGGCAAAGTTTTTACTGATTACCGTGCCCACAAATTAGGTGATCTTGCGTTAGCAAAAGAATATAAATTAGGAGACAGTCAATCATACCGTCAATTCTTACAAATCAACGGTGATAAATTAATCCGTAATAACAAAAAGGCAATGGAAGTTTATTTTTGCTCACCCAGACCCGACAGAAAGTATGATCCCTTAAATGTTCAAAATTTCAAGGGATATGAAACTGGATCAACATCAACAAAGAATGCAGGTAAATGGTAAATTATTTAAATATTTATTAAAATATTTAGATTTTATATGTTAAAAATTGAATCATTGGATAAAATTGTTTTAAGAAAATTATTTACACTTGGAATTATTATAATTGAATCATATCGTGTTTTTACTGGAACATTATTAATTGTATTTGTTTCTGGTGTTTGTGATAATAAAAGATGTCAACCATCTGATAATTTTATAAAAGGTGATACCTTATATAGATGTTGCTTTGGTATAAACATATTAACATTCTTTTCATTCTTATTTTTATATGCAGTTGAAATAAGACGTGAAAATAGATTAAATACATATTTAAATGTTAATAATCATATTCCAACAGATAGTGAAACTGTTGGAAAAATAATAGAAAAATTAACAGATGAAAGAAAAGATAAAATTTTAAAATTAAATAGACAATATCAATATTGTGGATATATTGTAATTTTTCTATTTATTATAAATACAATTTTTAGTGCTTATATAATTGCATCACAATTTTTTGATAATAGTACACCATTAATATTTTTAACAAGTACATTATTTATTAGTACAAAATTATATGATATATATAAAACTGTTAATACTGATAAAAATGTTTTTTATTCAGCATATATTAAACAAAAAGCACAATATAATGATGTTAATATAAATAAATCTAGGCAATTAGTAGAAATTGGAAGTAGTGAGCAACCACTTGTTATTATAACCAAATAATTTAACATGATCTCCAATATTTGATAATACAAGTGATGATTGTTTACATGTAATATTAGATAAAATTAAATTTGCATAATATGGAGAACTATTTGCCCCAATAACCATTTCTACATATTTTCCGTCGTATCCTGTTGAAGCAGGTAAGTCTATATTTGCATTTACACTATTAATATTTATGATTGATAATTTACCATTTAAAAATATAGAAGGTGTTGAATATGTACTTGTTGTAATATCATTATATGTTGGTATTAATTCATTAATATTTTGATTAATAACTACCCATTTACTACTATAACTACATAAAGATACAGAATCACCTTTTGATTGTAAAACAATATTAGATGTATTTGTTGCAGAAATGTTTGATAATGGTGATTTCAAATCCAGATTTAAATATTGATTTGCAGATACACCTATAACTGATAATTCCATAATTTGACCATTAGTAGATGTTGGAGCAGGTAATATAAGATTACTTGTTTGATCGACATTAATTAAATTTAAATAGTTTTTTTGTAATGATGTTGGATCTAATGTTGAACTATTTAATGAATTTGGTATGAATCCTAAGTTACCTGAATGTGTTAAACTAAATGTTGGATTATCAGTCCCAACACCTACTAACATATCTGAATAAATAATATTATCATTTGTTGTTGATTGTGTAGTAAATTTCCATCCTCTGTTAGAAATTGCAAATACTGGTCCAGAGGCTTTTTTACCTATTATACATACATCAATATTTGGCAGAAATCCAAGATTTACTATATCTGCAGAATAAATATTACAATTTGAAGTTGTTTTATTTAATACTGCAAATCTACTTGTTGTTATATTTGATTCTACAAATACTGTTGGTGTATCAGAACTATCAAATATACCATCATAATTAATAATTAAATTACCATTGGATACATATGGTGGTGTTGTTGAAAATGCAGAAGGTAATTGATTTAATGACGGGTATAATACAGTAGCATTACTAGTATATGAAAAACGTATAACATGTAGATTGTTTTCATTAGAATTCAAAGGTTTAAAATATGACATAATATTAATAATAATTTTTTTTTATATTATAGATATTATGAGTAAATACTTAGAAAAAAGTACTATTAATTATTCTAATTTTTCGAATCCAGGAACTAAATCTTATGCTCCTACAATTAATGAAGAATTAAAAAGTTTTATTTTTAGTAATATTGGATCAAATTATCAAATATTATATGATAAAATTACACCAGATGTTAAGTTAACATTTACAGATTCTGAGAATAATTCTGTTACCCATAAACTATTAACTATAGATGATAAACTAGTTAGTGAAAAAGAAAAAATAGAATTATTAAAATTTTTTATTAGTAGAGGAGCACCGATTAATACATATAATAAACTTAAATTAACACCATTACATTTAGCAATTATAAATGGAAATCTAGATATAGTTAAATTTTTAATTGAATATGGTGCAAATGTAAATGCAGAAACAACTAATAAAATGTTACCAATTCATTTAGCATTAAAAACTAAAATAGAAGCATGTGAAGAACTAGTGATACCAAAAGAATTTTTTAAAGATGATAAAAAAGACAAAAATCAATTAACTATTGCTCTTATAAAAAGAATTAAAGAATGTTTTGATCCAAAATGGATTGATATATTTAATGCTTTTTTTGTAAATTGTCATGTAAAAGTCCCAGTAAATGAAAGAATTGCAGAAATCCAAAATAATATTCAATCAAATTATGGAGAAGTTAATAGTAATATTTTAAAAGAAGTTAATACTTTAATAGAAAATTATAAAAGAGCTTTACATATTATTTATAAGGATAATGATAGAGTTGATACAGAATGTATTATTGATCCTAATTCTGAAATGTATGTAAAGAATATTAATTTAATACCTCCTCCAGTACCTGCTGCAGTTCCAGCAGTATCAGGTACTATACCAACAGATAATATTATAACTCATATTACTCCAGCAAATGTTAAAGACTTATTTGATGATAATATCAATGATCTTCGTACGCTTATAATAAAAGATTTATTAAAAAGAATTATTATTCTAAATGCAGATCCATCATTAGATGACCTTTTTCTCACATATAATATATCAGGTCAAGATCTTCAAAGATTTAAACAAGAAACAATTATAACATATGCTAATAAAATGGTTGTTAACTTAATAGATTATTATAAAACTTATTATGCATATGAAATATTAAGAAATACTAAATTAGGTAATATAAAACAAATAGATGATCATTTAAGAGGTCAATTCAACATGGATATTCTAAAATTAAAAGCATTAAATATTAAAAAAAGTGGAGATCCTGCAAGTGAAATCTTTATGAATGAAATTAGTAAGAAGAAAAATTATTATTATAATTATAATTATAATTCAAATGATGAAGCATTTATATGTTATAAAAATAATGTTGAAATAGTTAAATTATTATTATCAAAAAATTCAATATATTTACATCCAGATGGTGATGGTAATAACATATTACATTATTTAGTTAATTTAGAAAATAAAAATTTATTCCATGAATTATATGAAAAATTTATAATAAAGAATCGCGAAGGTATACAAAATCTTAAAAATATTAAGAATTTACATAATTTAATACCTTTAGAAATAATAAAAAATAATATTAATAACAATAAAATTAATTTTTATGGTAATACACCTACAACACCGTTATATGCAAATATTTATTCAAGTGATATAATGAATAAATTAAAAAATAATGGTGAATTATTAAATATAATACCAAAAAATGCTATATCAATGTTTAATGATTTATTTATAATATATAATTTAGAAAATGTGAATACAGATATATTTAATCCTAAGAATGCATTGCCAAGTCTTATCTATAATAAAAATCAATTATGGCCTTTAAGTGAACTTACAAATAATTTAAAAATTTCTAAACAATTAAAAGTATATAATATTAATAGATATAGACAAGATAAAAACATAGAATCAAATCAATTTTATGAAAGATTTTGTAATACACTTGTTCATACAATAACATTACATTTTTCAATAGTGTTTTACGATATGATTAAAAAATTTTTAATTGATATAAATAAAGATACACTTGGATTTAATGAAAATATGTTAGATGAATTTAAAATAAAAATTTTTGATTTTGATCCAACATATAAAAAACAAAATTTAGCACAAAATATAATTTTAAATTTATATACATATAAATATAATAGTTTAATTTCACAAAATAGCACAATGACATCATTAACATTTATATTAGAAGAAAAATTAAATTATATTAGAGGACTAATTCCGAATGAACCAAATCCTCATTATTCTCAATATATTGCTCAACGTGATAAAATAATAAATTATTGTAATCAGTATTTTGATACATTCAAAGATAAAATACATTTATTTTTAGTAAATTATGTAAAATTTCAAGAATTACAATATAGTTTACAAAAAATAGAAGAAGAACTTAAAGCTTAAGTTGCTGTTTAATAATATTAATTTCATTTTCCAACATTTTTATTTTTGCTAATAATATTGGAATAAATCCTATATAGTTGACAGTTTCACCGTTTGATAACATTGGATATATATTTGCTACTTCATGCGCTAAAAAACCAAAGTTATTACTATCATTTGCTTTTAAATCGAAGTTGTAAGATTTTATTTTACTTAATTCATTTATTTCATTTTCAGTAATTTCTCTAATATTTTTCTTTTTATTTACATTTGATGTTACGTATATACTTGAACATGAAATGTTTCCGTCAACTTGTAATAATACATCTATTAAGTTTGTATAATCGTGAATTATAAATGATCCAAGATTTAAAACACTATTATAATCTGCGGTTAAAACAGTTTTATTATTATAGTTTAAATAATCTGTATTTGGATCACTCAATAATGGTTTATTATTTAATAAAATAAGATTAGAAATTATAGTACCTTGTGCATTAATATCACTATATGCATTAATTATACCATATACATTGGCGTTTTGATTAACTACTAAATTACCATATATATTTGCGTCATATCTTACAATTACATTTGAGTATGCATTTAAGTTACCATATATGTTTGCATTTTTTACAACAACTAAATTACCATAAATATTTGAATCATATGTTACGTGGAGATTACTATATGCATTAAGATTACCATAAATATTTGCATTTTTTACAACAACTAAATTACCATATATATTTGAATCATATGTTACTAGTAAATTAGAATATGCATAAACATTACCATATATATTTGCATTTTTTACGACAACTAAGTTACCATATATATTTGAATCATATGTTACTAATAAGTTGGAATATGCTTTAAGATTGCCATAGATATTCGCATCTTTAACAACAACTAAATTACCATATATATTTGAATCATATGTTACTAATAAGTTTGAAAATGCATTAAGATTGCCATATATATTTGCATTTTTAACAACAACTAAATTACCATATATATTTGAATCATATGTTACTAATAAATTTGAATATGCGTTTATATTGCCATATACATTTGCATCTTTAACAACAACTAAATTACCGTAGATATTGGAATCATATATTACATGTAGATTACTATAGGCTTTGAGATTACCATATATATTAGCATCTTTAACAACAACTAAGTTACCATATATGTTAGAATCATATGTAACTAATAAGTTTGAAAATGCATAAACATTACCATAAATATTTGAATTAAATGATACATTTAAATTTTTTAATGCATTTATATTTCCATAGATATTAGCATCTTTAACAACAAATAAATTACCATTTATATTAGAATTATTGGTAACATTTAAATTTTTAAATGCATTTATATTTCCATATACATTTGCATCTTTAACAACAAATAAATTACCATATATGTTTGAATTAAATGTTACAATTAAGTTACTATATGCATAAAGATTACCATATATATTAGCATTTTTAACAACTACTAAATTTCCATATATATTTGAGTTATATGTTACTAGTAAGTTTGAAAATGCATACAAATTACCATAAACATTCGCATTTTTACCAACAATTAAATTACCGTATATATTTGAATCATATGTTACTAATAAGTTACTATAGGCTTTAAGATTTCCATATATATTCGCATCTTTAACAATAACTAAATTACCATATATATTTGAATCATATGTAACTAATAAGTTTGAATAGGCATAAACATTCCCATATACGTTAGTATCTTGAACAACAACTAAATTACCGTAGATATTTGATTCACTTATGACAATTAAATTACCATATGCATAAACATTACCATATACATTTGCATCTTGTACAACTACTAAATTACCATTTATATTTGAATCATATTCTATAAATAAATTACTACTTCCATTTATATTACCATATACAAATGCATCATTATTAACAATTAAGTTAGTAGTATATATACTAGTAATTATCGTATTACTTATATAAAGATTTCCATATACATTTACATTCATACCTACATCTAAATTACCAGCTATATTTGAATTATACGATACAAATAAATTACTAAATGTTTTTATATTACCATACACATTCGTATCTTTAACAACAACTAAATTACCATATATATTTGAATCATATTTTACTAATAAATTACTATATGCATACACATTACCATATACATTCGCATCTTTTACAACTACTAAATTACCATATATATTTGAATCATAAGTTACTAATAAATTACTATATGCATACACATTACCATATACATTCGCATCTTTTACAACTACTAAATTACCGTATATATTTGAATCATAAGTTACTAATAAATTACTATATGCATAAACATTACCATATACATTCGCATCTTTTACAACAACTAAATTACCATATATATTTGAGTCATATGTTACTAATAAATTACTATATGCATACACATTACCATATACATTAGCATCATGTACAACAACTAAATTACCATATATGTTTGAATCATTGGTAACTAATAAGTTTGAATAAGCATAAACATTACCATATACATTAGCATCTTGTACAACTACTAAATTACCGTAGATGTTAGAATCATAAGTGACTAATAAGTTAGAATAGGCATAAACATTACCATATACATTTGCATTTTTTAGAACAACTAAATTACCGTAGATGTTAGAATCATAAGTGACTAATAAGTTTGAATAAGCATAAACATTACCATATACATTTGCATTTTTTACAACTACTAAATTACCATATATATTGGAATCATAAGTAACTAATAAGTTAGAATATGCATAAACATTACCATATACATTCGCATCTTGTACAACAACTAAATTACCGTAGATGTTAGAATCATATGTGACTAATAAGTTTGAATAAGCATAAACATTACCATATACATTTGCATCTTTACCAACAATTAAATTACCGTATATGTTAGAATCATATGTTACTAATAAATTACTATATGCATAAACATTACCATATACATTTGCATCTTTAACAACCACTAAATTACCGTATATATTTGAATCATGTGTGACTAATAAGTTTGAATAAGCATAAACATTACCATATATATTCGCATTTTTTACAACTACTAAATTACCATATATATTAGAATCATATTTGACTAATAAGTTAGAATAGGCATAAACATTACCATATACATTTGCATTTTTTCCAATTATTAGATTACCATGTATATTTGAATCATATGTGACTAATAAATTACTATATGCATACACATTACCATATACATTCGCATCTTTTACAACAACTAAATTACCGTATATATTTGAATCATAAGTTACTAATAAATTTGAATATGCATACACATTACCATAGACATTCGCATCTTGGACAACAACTAGATTACCATATATGTTGGAATCATAAGTTACTAATAAATTTGAATATGCATAAATATTACCATATACATTGGCATCTTGTACAACAACTAAATTTCCGTATATATTTGAATCGTATGTGACTAATAAATTACTATATGCATAAACATTGCCATATATATTAGCATCTTGTACAACTACTAAATTACCGTATATATTAGAATCATAAGTTACTAATAAATTTGAATATGCATATACATTACCGTATACATTCGCATCTTGTACAACAACTGAATTACCATATATTTTTGAATCATATGTTACTAATAAGTTTGAATATGCATAAATATTACCATATATATTCGCATCTTTAACAACAACTAAATTACCATATATATTTGAATCATATTTTACTAATAAATTACTATATGCATACACATTACCATATACATTCGCATCTTTCACAACAACTAAATTACCAATTATATTTGAATCATATAATACTGTTAAGTTTGAATATGCATAAACATTACCATATACATTCGCATCTTGTACAACAACTAAATTACCATATATATTTGAATCATAAGTTACTAATAAATTACTATATGCATAAACATTACCATATACATTTGCATCTTGTATAACAACTAAATTACCATATATATTTGAATCATTAGTAATTAATAAGTTTGAATATACATAAACATTACCATATACATTCGCATCTTTTACAACAACTAAATTACCGTAGATATTAGAATCATTTTTGACTAATAAATTAGAATAGGCATAAACATTTCCATATATATTCGCATCTTTCATAACCACTAAATTACCATTTATATTGGAATCGTATTTAATTAATAAATTGGAATATGCATAAACATTACCATATACATTAGCATCTTGAACAACAACTAAATTACCATATATATTGGAATCATATGTTACTAATAAATTTGAATATGCATAAACATTACCATATACATTAGCATCTTGGACAACAATTAAATTACCGTATATATTGGAATCATATGTTACAATTAAATTTGAATAGGCGTTTATATTTCCATATACATTGGCATCTTGTACAACAACTAAATTACCATATATGTTAGAATCATATGTGACTACTAAATTTGAATACGCATAAAAATTACCATATACACTAGTATCTTGTACAACAGCTAAATTACCATATATTTTTGAATCATATGTGACTAATAAATTTGAATAGGCATTTATATTACCATATACACTAGTATCTTGTACAACAACTAAATTACCGTGTATATTGGAATCATTTGTTACTAATAAATTAGAATAAGCGTAAATATTACCATATATATTAGCATCTTGTACAACCACTAAATTACCATATATATTGGAATCATATGTTACTAATAAATTACTATATGTATATATATTACCATATACATTAGCATCTTGTACAACAACTAAATTACCGTAGATGTTAGAATCATATGTGACTAATAAGTTAGAATATGCATAAATATTACCATACACATTTGCATCTTTACCAACAATTAAATTACCATATATATTTGAATCATTTGTAACTAATAAATTACTATATGCATAAATATTACCATATACGTTAGCATCTTGAACAACAACTAAATTACCATATATATTGGAATCATAAGTAACTAATAAGTTAGAATAAGCATAAACATTACCATATACATTAGCATCTTGTACAACTACTAAATTACCGTATATGTTAGAATCATTTGTAACTAATAAATTAGAATAAGCATAAACATTACCATATACATTCGCGTCTTGTACAACAACTAAATTACCATATATGTTAGAATCATATGTGACTAATAAGTTAGAATATGCATATACATTACCATATACATTCGCATCTTGACCAATCATTAAATTACCAGATATATTAGCATCATATGTTACTAATAAGTTTGAAAATGCATATACATTACCATATATGTTTGCATCTTGAGTTATTGTTAAACTTCCTTCTACATTTGAATTTCCAGTTAATATATTACTTGCATACCATTTTCCTTTTACGGTTAAATCATATTCAATTAATAAATTACCGTATGCAAACACATTACCATATATATTCGCATCTTGGACAACTACTAAATTACCATGTATGTTAGAATCATATGTGACTAATAAATTACTATATGCATTAATATTACCATATACATTGGCATCTTGTACAACAACTAAATTACCGTATATATTGGAATCATATGTTACTAATAAATTAGAATATGCATAAACATTACCATATACATTTGCATCTTGTACAACTACTAAATTACCATGTATATTTGAATCATATGTGACTAGTAAATTTGAATATGCGTTAATATTACCATAGACATTAGCATCTTGAACAACAACTAGATTACCATGTATGTTGGAATCATATGTGACTAGTAAATTTGAATATGCATTAATATTACCATATATGTTAGCATCTTGTACAACAACTAAATTACCATATATATTGGAATCATATGTTACTAATAAATTTGAATATGCATAAACATTACCATATACATTTGCATCTTGTACAACTATTAAATTACCATGTATATTAGAATCATATGTTACAATTAAGTTTGAATATGCGTTTATATTACCATATACATTCGCATCTTGTACAACAACTAAATTACCGTATATATTTGAATCATATGTGACTAATAAATTAGAATATGCGTAAAGATTACCATATACATTAGCATCTTGTACAACAACTAAATTACCATATATATTTGAATCATATGTAACTAATAAATTAGAATATGCATAAATATTTCCATATACATTTGCATCTTTACCGACTATTAAATTACCGTATATATTTGAATCATATGTGACTAATAAGTTTGAATATGCATATACATTGCCATATACATTTGCATCTTGTACAACAACTAAATTTCCGTATATATTTGAATCGTATGTGACTAATAAATTACTATATGCATAAATATTACCATAAACGTTTGCATTTTTACCGACTATTAAATTTCCATATATATTTGAATCATATGTTACTAATAAATTTGAATATGCATAAAGATTACCATATACATTCGCATTTTTTAAAACCATTAAATTACCATATATGTTTGAATTAAATGCAACAATTAAGTTTGAATATGCATAAAGATTACCATATATATTTGCATTTTGACGGACTGTTAAATTACCAATGTTTGCTGTATCAAGAATAGTATTTCCTCTAACAGATAATGATACATTGGTAATATTATTACCTTTAATATATAATGCATCATCTATGAATACATTACCATAGATATTTGAATTTTGGTTAATAATTACATTATCATAAATTAATTGACTTAATACTGTTAGATTTCCATCAATAAAGGTATCTTTGTTAATTTCAAATGAATCTGTTTTTGGAATATAACGAATTCTACCAATAATTTCAGGAAGATCACCTCTAAAATTTATATCTACATTAGCTTGTGTTATATTACCCATATTAAATACATTGTGATCATATGTTAAACTGTTTGTAATAGTAAGATCATCAAATTGAGATATTCCAGTAAAATCAGTTTGACCTACAACTACAACACGACCCGTTAAAGTAATTGTTGATCCATTTAAATATAAGGGTCGATTTTGTGTTCCAATAATAAGTCTATTTAATGTATATAATGTAACAATATTTACATCTGTTGGATCTGGTTGAAAATACACATTATTATATGCTAATGTTCTTTTAGTAATATCTTGAGAAAAAAATAGATTATTTATAGATCCTTCAGTAATTTGTAAACGATTTGGTGCATTAATATCTACCAAAGTTTTAGTATATAAACTATTTAATAAATATATATTTTTAACATTTAATGTATCAATTGTTAATGAATTTTGATTTGGAATACTTGCGGTTGTTCCTGAATTATTAGTAATTTGTAATGTTCCTGCAGAATTAGTAGAAGTACCACCTCCTGAATAATTATTGTAATTAATTGGCCTAGACATATTATATATAATAAAAAAAAATGAAAATTTATTATACAGTAATAAAAAAATTATTTGATTTCTTCAAATAATTCAATGGTGAATGATACATTTATATTATTAAAATCATATAATAGTCCATCAGCAGTATAGAAAAATATTTCTAATTCACTTAGTGAAATAATTGTATTTAAAAATTCTTCACCAATTTGAATAAAATCATTATAAATAACATTGTTTGGATTACCCGAAAGTAATAATTTTGCAAATATATTTTTAATACCTTGGATATCAATTGAATCTTTAAAAATATAATTTAATGTTAAATATATATAATTATCACCATTAAAATTAAGTAATGCAGTATTTATGATACTTGGATTTTGTATACCAAGAGTATTTAAATTAGAATCTAATTCATATTCTATGGTATTCGAAATTTTTTTTGAATATATTGTTATTGCATTATAATCCCCAACATTACGAAATCCAAGTAAATTACCAATTGTTCCAACTCTATCAAATAATAAACGTGTTTGTAAAGGTGTTAAAATATTAATTGCATCTCCACCTCCTGTTGCTGCCGTATATGTACTCGCATTGAATTTTCCTAATTTAATTCGATAGTTATCTACGCTAACAATTTCTTCAATTGTAAAAGTTCCGTTCATTGCACTTGATGGAATTGCTTCTGTATCAACCGCATTATTTATAAAAATTGTATCTCCACTATTTAATTTATGATTTGGATGATTTACAATAATACGAGTAAATCCATCAGAGAAATTATATGTTGACTTTGTGATAGCTTGAGTCAAAATAACTGTTGTATAATAACTAATTTCAAATTTATTACTATTTTGATTAATATTTACAGTTGCAAAATGGTCATTTAAATAAATAATTTTTGATGTATTGACAGTTATTTGTTCTTGTCTTGGTGTTGCAACTATTTGTGCTTGAATTTCAGTTGCTAAATCATCAATAGAATAATTTCCTTCTGTAATATTTATACTATATTCTATTGAATTATCATCAACATTTTGCCAATATAATAAATTATTTTGTTTTGAAATAGGAGATGATCTTATCATTTTTTCAGTATTTGGTATTTCAGTTGATAACAATCTAATTTTTTTAACATTATTAAAATTTCTACCTAAACTATATTTAAAATGATTTGCATCTGGAAATCCTTCTATTACATTAACAATTTTACTTATTATTATATTACTACCACCAATACCGGTAGCATTTTGTAATGATGTTAAAGTTATATTATTTGTTAATCCAATAGTTGCTTTTAAAGGAAGTTTTACTTGATAATAATCTTGAGAAATTATATTTGTAATATTTAATGAAGATTGCGCTTGATTTATACTAATTGGATAATCTGAATTAATATTACTTAATGGAACACCGTTTAATGAATATAAATTAATATCACATACACTGTTATTATTGATAGTTGGTTTAATATTTATTTTTATGTAAAAAAAATTATTTGTAGCAATATTAGTACCATCTGTAAAATAAATATTTTGAATTTTATTTATATAATTAATGTTAATATTATCAAAAACTGTATTATTTGTATTATTACCTACAAAATTTTGTATTAAAATAATATAATTATACAATTGATTTAAATTATGATTCATTAATTCAATTCTAACATAATAATTATCTTTTTCAAATGATATTTTTACATTTTGTAATTGTACAGTTACATTTTTAATAATTATATTATCACCATAACTATAACCATGTGATGGATCATAAATTGTTAATAAATTTGATCCTGCTTGAAAATAAAATGGATTATCAGTTAAAAAATGTTGATTTGAATCTAAAATATTTTTTGGATATTTATTACGATAAAATGAATCAATATTTATTCTTGTTGTTTTATATTTTTCAGAAGTAGTTGTTATTGGAATTATTTTTCTTCTTGTATATTCACTTAAATCTATTCCATTTGAATTTGTTGGACGAGACCTTTGATTGCTGAGATATTCATCTTTTGAATTATAATAATTTGTATCAATTTGATTATCCTTTTGTTGATATAAGTTTTGTCTTGTATAATTGTTTGTATCAACAAAATTATTTTTAATAAGTCTATTATTTTTTTCATCTAAATTTGTTTTAATTGTTGAAAAGTTTAAATTCGTTTTTTCCATAAAATAATTTAGTTAATAATTCTTAAAATTAAATTTCTATATTATTAATATATATACATAATGAGTTCTAATCCAGTAATCGGAGGTAAACGTCGCAGAGGATCAAAGAAAAGCTCTAAAAGAGGTGGTAACATGCCAATGAACATGCCAATGAACATGCCAATGAACATGCCAATGAATATGCCAATGAACATGCCAATGAACATGCCAATGAACATGCCCCAAAACATGCCAATGAACATGCCCCAAAACATGCCCCAAAATGTACCAATGATGGGAGGTAAACGTAGACGCGCATCCAAGAAGGGATCCAAAAAGGGAGGTAATGTACCCGCAAATGTACCTGCCAACATGCCTGGTGGACGCAGACGCCGTTCATCCAAGAAGGGATCCAAGAAGGGATCCAGAAAGGGAGGTGAAGTACCTGCAAATCTCCCCGGAAATGTTCCAGCAAACATGCCCGGAGGACGCAGACGCCGTTCATCCAAGAAGGCATCCAAGAAGGGATCCAGAAAGGGAGGTGAAGTACCTGCAAATCTCCCCGGAAATGTTCCAGCAAACATGCCCGGAGGACGCAGACGCCGCTCATCCAAGAAGGGATCCAAGAAGGGATCCAAGAAGGGATCCAAGAAGGGAGGTGAAGTACCCGCCAACCAAACAACTGGAGGACGCAGACGCCGCTCATCCAAGAAGGGATCCAAGAAGGGATCCAGAAAGGGAGGTGAACTACCCGCCAACCAAACAACTGGAGGACGCAGACGCCGCTCATCCAAGAAGGGATCCAAGAAGGGAGGTGAAGTACCTGCAAACCAAACAACTGGAGGACGCAGACGCCGCTCATCC